GAATTTTTGCCAGTTATCCCATATCAGCCTGATAGGGACGGCAAAGAAGAAGGACTCTAGATGTAGGTTGTCCATCACCGGTGCAAACGGTGTGGACAGTCGACCGAACATCGTCGCTCGAAGGTTGAACGTATCTCCCGGCAAAGCCTCATCCACCAGAACGGGGATGAGGTAGCCGGAATCGAACGTGGTTTTGTGAGTGTGTGATCGGTCAAAGCTTGATCGCCTGATTTCTACTGAAGGAACCTGACTGAACTGATGAGTCATGTTTGATTTCTGGCGAGGCTGTTGACCTTTCATATCTACACTACCTTTAAGGGATTGGGTTTGGTTTCTTGGAACTCTACACCAGTTCCAATGGTAATGGCAGGGGAGTAAGGATCAATAAGGGCGGTACTATCGTCGAATGTGCCCAGTTCCATCAGTGTGTAATCGGCAGGATATTTGCCGAATTGATGCTCTGGGTCGTTGCACGCTTCTGAGAATGTCCGGATAGCTACGCCCTTGGCAGGGAGGAAAAACGGTGGCAGATAGGCCTCTGCTTTCTGGTCGTACACTGAATATATTTTGTGTTTCATTGTTTATGCCTCATAGGTTCGTTTGAGTAATTTTAGTTTGGATTTCTTGACTTTCTCTTTGGCTTTTAATCTTTCTGGTGTGTTATCTGATTTCCTTAATTTGTGTACTGTTTTCCGTTTTTCAAGTAGCTGGTCATATTCTTCCGGATTTTCTCTCTGGTATATCTGTTGATAGTAGCGTGGTGGTTTTAGCTGTTTCCCTTTTATTATCACTTCGTCGCTGGGGAAGACATCGCTTTTAAATTCGTCGTACCAGGCACTAGCGATGCCTGGTCTCCTGCTCATTGTTGTGTATTCCGGTAATAGCGTTTCGATTGCTCCGGTGGAGTAATCAACGACCCCGGATAGGTAGTGTTTACTGGCTGCATCGCCAGTGATTTTTTTTAGTATATATCGCGCGACATAAGCCGCGCTTTCGAATGTTACGTCGCCCACTGTCGTTATTCCTTTACCCCATATCTTGTCTAGCAAGGGGGATGTAAATAGCGGGACTCCGTTTATCTTTTTGTAGAACTGCTTATCTGGTAGATCTAGGCCAAACACGCAAGCGTGATAGTGTGGTCGGCCTAGTTTTTCACCGTATTCGCCGCAATGAAAGTAGCGAATTTTTAACGGTTCGAAATGTTTTCTCAGCCGTTTCATGAATAGCTGAAAGTGATACGGTTCCAGTGAGCCGAACTGGGGAAGATTCGCCTCGTCGTATGTGAGGGTTATAAAGCAGTTGTTTTCGTGTAGTTGCGCCTCGTGGTGGCAACGTATTGCCCACGAGAGCGAGCGGTCTAGTTTGCATCCGATGCACTGACCGCAGGGAATTGTTTGGACAATTCCGTTGGACTGACCCCGGTCGAAGTGTATAGGGTATTTGCCGTTACTATTAGGATGAATAGAACGGTACCCTTCAAGAGGATGGTAGCAAGGCACATCTTACAGCCGTATCCCGCCGCGCATCGGACGCGGGGATACATTTCTTTTCTGTACTCGTTTAGCGCCTTTCTTGAAGTTGGATTTTGATTTTCGCTTACTCATTTTGTTGCGTCGCATTTTTCTCTCTCCGGTGTCGTGTTTCTTTACACTTCTGTACTTGGTGTCAGTCCGCACAGTTACATCAAGGGGGTAACTGTGCTATTCAGCCGATTTAGCCTCGGCTGGAGGCTTGTCAGCCTCTTTTGGGGCTGGCTGGTTGTCCAGCGCCTCTTTTGCCGCTCTAGCCACTAGAACGGCTTTGGTTGCCTCTGGGGATAATAACCCCATATCGGCTAAGTCATCTTTGTTTTTATCGTCGGTCGCGAATTCTAAGAAGGCAGCGGTATCGTGCCCGAATCGCTTTCTTACTGCCGAAGGTAATTCGTCGAACATCTGTTGGGCTGTAGTCGTGATGAACATAGCGTCTTGGAAGGTGTCTGCCGAGGCGAAGCCGTAATTCGCCTCTCTCTGATGTTCTGGGGGCAGTTGTCCGGTTTTTTCAAACCGAGACATGATGACATTTATGTCGCAATCGTCTTTAAAGGATTGCTTAGTACGCGTCGGTTTAGTGAAGTATATGCGCGTGTCTTTACGCGCTGGTGTTGGGCGTGGTTCCAAAGTCACCACAGACCCGTTTTTCTTTTGTACTGTTTTCTTGTTCATTAAAATCCCTTAATCCACATTTTAACGCCATCAATTATGTCGCCTAATTTTTTCTTTATTATTGGGTAGTTTTCTTTTGTTTCTTTTTCAAGGTTCTCTCCGAACTCTTGAATCTGTTTATCCCATTTTGAGAAGTTGTCTTGTATAGATTTAGCACCAGTCATACCGAGTCCTGTAACGAGTCCATGTTCCTTAATATTAGAGGCAGCATCGCCGGGAATTTTGCTTTTGTTTTCCCACGCTGCCCTGTTCGCATTGGACTCAGGGACGGTATTTAAGAGTAGGTGCTTGTTGACCTGGGCTATCGCATTGTCTGTATCTGTTTTTCTGGTATTAGCCGCTATATTTTTTTGTGTTTCTTTGGCGTTTTTTAGATTCTGTTGAGCGTTCGCTGCGTTAAGTGCAGCTATCGCTGGATTTTCTGTAGGTGTGTATTGAGCACCGCCGGCAGATCCGGCTCCTTTATTCGCAGACAGTATAGGATTTAATCCTGCTGCTATTAAGTCTTTAACCTCGCGTTGGTGTGATGTAGCTGTTTGACCAGCTTGAAAGTTACGATTCCTACGGGCTTCTTTTAGCCCAGCGTAGGCGTTGAAGGCAGACGCACCGCCGCCAATGACAGAACCCCATCCCATTAGAAGTGGTCTATCATGCCGGGAATGCCATACAACGGCATCGGGCGTGCGCAACGCATTTGGAAATATGAATCGAATATGAATTGTGGTTCGACCTGAGAGATTATTACTCGGTCGACCGGTGGGTTATCCTCAATGAATTCGTCACCCAGTACAGGCAAAGACCCGAACTCTTGAGACAGATGCCACACGTCTAGGGACGCTGGGTCAGAAGATCGGAACTTGCCTGTTATTAGTGAATTTTTGTAGCGGTATTCTGCATACCTTTCTTGATATCCGAAGACGTCTTCGTCTTCTGTATTTACGGAAACACCTTGAGCGTATATTTCTTTATTGAGGATGCTCTGTTCTCCGATGGTTGCTAATGCAGGCCAGAAGAAGTCAAAGCGTGTCTCTCTAGAGAACATCCTATCTAGGCCTTGCTGATAAGTGATATCGGCACGAACAGAAACCAATCCTAGTATTACGCAGTGTTCCGTGAATGATTTTGTAAAGCCATGTTCATGGGCTGTAAACGTTGCTAGCGCACCGGTTTTACCTAGTTCTCCATCGCCAAGTAGAACGTCGGAAGTCTGAGGGATCGTTGTGAAATTGATTGGAGTAGAACCGCCCCCAAGGAATTCGGGGCGTTGCAGTCTGGCATCCGGCGATACCACGCCGAAGTGACTGCGTACAATTTCTGTATAACGCGTGCCGCCTCTGGCATCTCGTTCGAACAACCTTTGCGTAGCAAATGCTTGGCGGAGCGCGTTTATTGTTACGGCTGTGGCCGTTGATAAGTCTGCCGTTCCTGTTACCGCGCCTACAAGTTGCGGATCGTTCCATTCTGCGTTGCCACCACCGCCGCCAGCTGTACTGCCGGGGTTTATGTAGTTGCCTGTCGTGTCGTCCATTCGGAACGCCATGCCAGTTCGCGCAGTATCGTCGAAAGTTGGTGAGCCGGTTCCGGATATAACTGACGTACCGGTAACGCTTGCTGAAGTTCCCAAGGGAATGGATACGGCATCGCCTTTCTGAGGCCAAGGCAAGGCACTAGTGAAGTAATCGTGACGCTTACCGCGTCGTAATAGAACGTAAGCCGACTGACTGCCTGCAGTATCGTCGGTATCTGTTACTACTGAGTCTTGCAAGTTCTCGTCGCGAAACCATTCGTTCCATATCAGGTTGTACGCGCGTGCCCAAAGGCAAGAGAACTCTAGTTCTGTAATTTCTGGGGGAATGCCCATGTGGTCATGCAGTTCACCACGGGTGACTCCAGAAGTATTTACGAACATAGGGACGGTGAAATCTGTAGAGTCACCGGGGTTCCTCTGTTCACCGTTGAATTTTTGCCAGTTATCCCATATCAGCCTGATAGGGACGGCAAAGAAGAAGGACTCTAGATGTAGGTTGTCCATCACCGGTGCAAACGGTGTGGAC